GTCGACTCTAGTCAGAGTTGCCTTTCTCTTCCTGTCACTGTTTGTTTTGTCCGTAGCTGTTGCTGAACTCCAATACCAGCTCACACTTTAATCCACTTCCTGGGCTATCTGGTTGTATGTTTGTAGTGCGTAGATGATTACTGAACTGGACTCATCTCCAGGTATGTTAAGCAACCCTGTTGAAGGGGTCGCTCCGTCCAAGTCGTATCTCCACCGCATGTAAAACTCCGTGGCCTTACTGATGAAGATGACGGTGTCCATCACCATCTTTGATGATTTTGTGATCGTGTTCCAAGACTCGCCTACACCCTGCCAGTTTTGTTCTAGCTCGTGTATAGCGTTGGTGGTTACCTCCTCCAGCCAGAGCCGGATTCGCTCAGAATACGTGGCTGGGGATGCCGGCCGTACCTGAGAGTCGACTCTCGTTTTCGCATGGATGCGATAGGTTCCGGGTTGGAGGGTGAAGGAGCTGCCTCCACCAGCCGAGGCTGGTCCGTAAGCTGCTCCGTCCACTGTGTTGACCTTCACGTCGCCCCATTCTAGTCGGTGGTCGACGCCAACGTCCTTGTAGTCACCAATCCTGTGTAGGACTGGCAAGATCAGGATCCCGCTGGCTGGTGCGAGTGGTCTTTCGATTTGCGGTGATTTGAACTGGATGCGGTAATCCATGATCAACATCCCGCACGCGGCATTGTTGCCATGTTGCGTTGCCACCATGAGTTCACAGGCGTCGTATAGTTTGGGCTCCCCGATGGGCGAGTTGTTGTGCCTAACGTACTTGAAGCCTCCGGCTGGAAAAGCCGCTCGTGGGTTGAGCTTGATTTCCATTTCCCTATAGACTGGCCCCGACGTCGAGTCAGCGTAGTTGCGTAGTGCTACCATGCTACCCGGCGGTGCCGTTCCTGCTGAATACTCCGGGCCCATCGTGAGCTGACCTGATACTGTGGTCGCTACGTAGGGCTCGTACCTTACGCGGAAGTTTACAAATCTCCAGAGTTCCCATGACTCCGCTTGGCCTTTCAGCCAGTTGAAGCTTGGGTCACCAGGGTTGATGGTATATCTACCCACGGTGTAGTCTGTCGTATTGATAACGTCCCCGATAGGTTCGCTGTGGACTATGGTCGTGATGTTTTGGGTTGTCTTGATGCGTGGTTTGATGAATTTCCTTGATACTGCGTATGAGGCCGGAATGGTGTCCCCGGCAGCCTTAGGACGATTGCGCCGTGGCCGGCGTCTTTTTCTGGTTTCGCGTTGCATTCTCTTTTGTGTTGATCTTCTTGTCGGTCGATTCTGACACGCCTGAGAACCGCGGCGCGTTACCATGGCGCTTGCTATGCGCCCGTTTGACCCATTGATATTTGGGTGCAGGCTTTTGTTTCGGGTTTTTGGCCCTAGCATTTCCCTTTCGGCCCTTGCTCAGGGGTTGAGTTGTTTTCGCGCTGGTTAATCTCCTCTTCGCCTGTTGTCTCTGTCTCGCGCTGTCCCTGCCAGTCTTCTGTTTTACTACTACTTTACTTGACGGTTTGGGTTGACTCTTCGAGTCCTTTGTTTTGGTGGACGTTGGTCCTTTTTCGCTTTTTGTGTCAGCGGGATCCCCTTTCTCCCCGCTGGTTTTGTTAGCTGTTTGCTCTTTTTCGATTTTTGTTGGTTTTGGTGCCGGCTGGCTTTTCTGCTTTTTGTTTTTGTCGATTTTGCTGGCATACTTGTTCTCTCTCTTCAATTCAATCCCGGAAGGAGCTCCGGTGGCGGGTGGAAGTGTGACATTCACTTTCTTGGCGTTTCTAATTTTCGCCGGGTACTTCTTCTCTTCCCGCCCTTCCTTGTGGTCTTTGTCCCTGAGTTTCTCCATCACCTCGACTTGGTGGCAGAGGTCCTCAGCATCGTCGTCACCTTCAGCCTCAACGTCGCCCTCAGACGTGACGCAGTCATATGACTTGGCTTCTGGCATCTCCGGTTCAACACATAGTGGCATTTTTGTCAGGAATTGTTCGACAGACTTGCATCTCCTGCAGAATTTTCGCAGTCTGTTCAAGTCGAACCCTGGGAGCTGCTCCTCGAGCAGCGCCATCATCCAGGGCTCGTATGTGTTGGGGTATTGGTTCGACAAGGGTGCTTTTGAACTCCATGACCTTAGTCCGTATCTGTCGGTCAAGGGGTCCCGGTTTCTTGGGTTGATCTGCAGCAACTCTAAACTGCGTCTCACCAAAGTAGCTATCGCCGGTGTGTCTCGGTCGGTGTACCACAGTGATAGGGCTTTCTCGCCTAGTTTCACTGCGCTGTCCACGTCCATTTTGGCCGTCACGTGAAATTTCCTTAGCTGTCGAGCTATGTCAATACACGAGTTGGGGTTGCCATTCCATACCCCTGGGCCATAGAAGCGTGACAAGAAGTTCACCCCCAGGTCGCCGCGGGGGACCACGTTCGCTTTGAGCACGTGGCCACACCGTTTGCTAACCTGGGTGAGGACGGCCAGATCAATGTCGGCCGTGAGTCCGTCGTCCCCTAGGTAAACACCGAGGGCCGCATAAGCCTTCTTCTGGCTCAACCCCATCTTTCTGAAGGCGACGTAATGCATGAATGCATTCTCGATGCTCGCTGCGACAGATGTGTCGGGGGAACCTGAAGCTTGACAGAAGCCGATGTCGTATTTGACTCCGTCAAGGTTGGCTCTTCGCTTAGTGACGCCGTTGTACAGTCTTAGTAGCCTGTCTTTGTGTTCGGGTTTGAACGCTCGAATCAGACACGCCTTGGCGGCTATGCGCACTATTGGTTGCACATGGCCATCGAACCTGCTATAGTCCGAGGGCGTGATCGACTCTTCTGCGTTGCTGCATATTCCGGCGACTCGCGTTGCGATGGTGTTTGGGGTCATCCCGGACGCGTACCACTTAGCTTTCTTTGCTACTTCATCGCAGAAAGCATGAATGAATCCTAGGTATTCAATCTTGGTGGCCACGTCTACGGGCGTTATGACTCTTGGGTCAGCACAGCCATTGTAGGGTTCTTTCTTTATGAAACACCTGAGCTGCTCATGGGGGCCTCCTTCTCCCCCCAGATAGCGTTGAAACAGTTGTTTCTGGTTCGGTCTGGTCTGTTTTGACATCACTTGGTCATTTCCGTACGGTTCTATCCTGCCAGCGAGTTCTTTCGGGACCATCATCTCGGCGAACTCGGAGGCGAACATGTTATACTCGTCCGTTGGCACAATTGGTGCGCGTTGTTTGTTTGGGTTTTTGCCCCGCGCTGGCTGCTGGACACGCTTCAATACTGCAAGCGCGGCCATTTCCTGCGTTTTGGCTGGAGAGCACGCTCCATGGACCACTGGCGACATAAACGCTGCTAGCATGGCAGGCGCGTCCTGGTCATACTTAGCGTTCATCACCTGATACTTTATGACAGCTCTTTCTGGGGCTATCACGCGATCAGGCTTAGATCCTGTCAACATCCTGTGGTATGCTGTCAGGTTTATCGCTTCGGTCCAACCGATCTTCTTTAATTTCGTCATTACGGATTGGTATGCGAGATCGGTCTTGGTCATCCTGGAGAGGTCCGCTATTGCTTGGTCCTCCTCAACAGTGATTGTGGTGCTCAGGTATTTGCCAACCCGGCCAGTGGAGATGACGGTCTCGTCCTCCTTCATAATCAGCAGCCGACTCCATCCATCGTGGTGCGTGATCATTCGCCTGAGTTGTGATACCTCTATCCTGTGCCGTTTTACAGGCCAGTTTAGCGCGGTTTGGGTTTGTGCAAAGTTTAGACATGTCTTTGGTCTCATCGCGACGACTATGTGAAGATCGTCCAAGCGCCTGACATCAACTTGGTAGATGATGGCAGACACCTTCACACCTGCAACCACTCGGACAGCCGTCAGGGTGTCCATGTCGTAGTTCCAGAGTGAATGAACGTACTTACCGCCGCCTGTGATATTAACGACCAACCTAGACTCTTCATCAAAAGTCCAGTCGGTGCCCTCAAACCGCCCTGCTACGGCTATGGGGCTCATCGTGTAGATCAGCCGATGCAAAGGTTTCTTTGCAAGTTCTCTCGGCATATCCATGTAATAATCTACATCGACGTATATCACGGCGTCGCCTTCGCTGGTGCGTAGGCGCCGGTGTTCCATTCCAAAGTCCTTGTCCCAGTGGAAGTTGCGGTTTCCCCTGAAGCCCTTGCGCTGGTCCGTTTTGGACATTTGTCGCATATAGCAACGTAGTCCGGATGAAGCGGCCACGTTGGTTAACAGCTGTCGAGCTGCCGTCCTTCGTGCTGCCTCGCGACCGTGCGGATGGCCTTTATATGGGGGGGGTACTTGATAGGGTGCTTTGGAAAATTCTTCTCTAAATGTGTCGTCGCCACGATTTCGTGCTGTGGCATATATCTTCTGCGTTAAGAAAAAAGACATCGAGA